AATATTATTTCGGATGGCCGATTTTGCCCATGGTGTCCTAAAGAGGCCTAAAGAGACTTGTAGTATATATGGGACACCAGGACACCAAAAACAATAGGTTTTGGAGAAAGCTCCCCCCTGGTGTCCTGGCTCATATTTACAAATATGCCACGGAACCCCAGTTCTTTTCGTATAACTGCAAGAAACATCTTCTTAACATACCCACAGTGCGACATAAACAAGGATGAAGCTCTTCGCTTGCTTCAAGAACTGCCATGGTCAGTCGTCAAACCAACATATATCCGAGTCGCCCGAGAGGAACATTCAGATGGATTCCCTCATCTACACTGTCTCATTCAACTCTCAGGCAAGTCCAACATCAAGGATGTTAGATTTTTCGACCTTACTCACCCAAGAAGGTCTGCCAATTTTCACCCAAACGTTCAGGCAGCCAAGGACACCAACGCAGTCAAGAACTACATCACCAAAGAAGGTGATTATTGTGAATCCGGGGAATATAAGGTGTCTGGCTCAACAAAATCAAACAAGGACGACGTATACCACAACGCAGTAAATGCAGGAAGTATTAAAGAGGCGCTAGACATTATTAGAGCCGGAGATCCAAAGACATTCATCGTCAACTACCATAACATAAAGGCCAACATCGAACGCCTCTTTAAAAAGGCTCCAGAACCATGGGTTCCTCCGTTTCAACTCTCTTCCTTCACGTTCGTTCCAGATGAGATGCAAGAGTGGGCGGACGACTATTTCGGAAGGGGTGCCGCTGCGCGGGCGGAGAGACCTATTAGTATCATCGTCGAAGGTGGTTCACGTACCGGAAAAACCATGTGGGCTCGTGCATTAGGACCACACAATTATCTTAGTGGACACCTGGATTTCAATTCTTCAGTGTACTCTAACGAGGTTGAGTATAACGTCATCGATGACATCAGTCCGCAATACCTAAAGCTAAAGCACTGGAAAGAATTGATTGGGGCCCAAAGAGACTGGCAATCCAACTGCAAATATGGAAAGCCGGTTCAAATTAAAGGCGGGATACCATCAATCGTGCTGTGCAATCCAGGAGAGGGGGCCAGTTATAAAGATTTCCTCGACAAAGAGGAAAACGCATCGCTTAAAAATTGGACAATCCAAAATGCTAAATTCATCTTCCTCAACACCCCCCTCTATCAAAGCACAGCACAGGATCGCTAAAAGAAGAGCTATTCGACGACGACGGATAGATTTGAACTGCGGCTGTTCCATATTTCTACACATCAACTGCGCTGATAATGGATTCACGCACAGGGGAGTTCATCACTGCGGCTCAAGCAGAGAATTCCGTTTTTATTTGGGAGGTTCCAAATCCCCTCTATTTCAAGATATACACGATAGAGGATCCAATGTACACAAGGACGAGAATATACCACATCCAAATCCGGTTCAATTACAACCTAAGGAAGTCACTGAATCTACACAAAGCTTTCCTGAATTTCCAAATCTGGACGACGTCAGTTCAAGCTTCTGGAACGACTTATTTACAGAGATTTAAGTATTTAGTTTTATTGTATCTAGACAGAATAGGTGTTGTTGGAATTAATAACGTTATAAGAGCTGTTCGTTTCGCAACAGACAAACCATATGTAAATTATGTAATAGAAAATCATTCAATAAAATTCAAATATTATTAATTGGTTATCGAATCGTAAAAATAGATCCGAATTTTCAATGTAGCATACACAGGATTAGAAGCATGAGTACATGCCATATACAATAATAATGCATTTTCAGTATGATTTTCGTATTTCCCAGCTTCTTGATGGTTGTAGACAACATAATTATTAACCTTCCAAAAACGCTTCACCAGTGCTTGTTCGTTGCTGGCATATTGTCCACCTGTAACCTTACCATAAAATTTATGCATGACTTGAAAACGATCACGCAAATCATTCTTCACAGTAGCAGTACTAGGTTCGTTGTCAAACATGTTGAACACTTGGCCAAAATCAAGAGGAGTACCATATGGTCTACGATCTCTAACCAACCAGAACATGACACTGTTCGTGTGGTTCTTTAACTTGATATTTTCGTCCATCCATATCTTACCTAAAATATACACGGACTTAACACAAAAACGCTTACCAACGCGGTGGGTAATACCGTTACCACGGGTAATATCAGAAATGCACATAACCTTCCCGACATGAGAAACATCATGTCTCTGCTCGTAAGACTGAACCTTACAAGGTCCTTCACACCCTCTTGGAACATCGGGGCCTCTCAATGTCCGATAAATTCTGGGCTTCCTATACATGGGCCTGTTAACCCATGCATCGGCCTTGTTGAATTTGGGACCACCGCGAGGAGAATAATTGCTAGAACGGGTTACCTTTGAGGTCCCCGCCATGTTACGCCATGGGGCATCCCGCTTAGGCATTTCGAATTAAAGACGAAAATATCGGGAGTCGTCCAACGTATTTATCCTCATCGAACTTTGTGAGTAAGTTTTAAATATTTAAACTCAGCAGGCGCGTTATGATTGGACGATGGGTGGTCCACGTACGGGTATGGGACACGTGGACCAAGCGAGAGAGAGGACACCAAAAAAATCGCGGCCATCCGGT